TACAAACTGATATTAAATTATCGATGCTTGGAGTTGATGTATAGTAACTAACATTATTTCTAGCAGTTACTACATTTATTTTTCTTGGAGCATTTCTGTTGTCTGTAAAAAATAACAAATCATCAACTACATTTACTCCACTTACAGGAAAAGAAGTATGAAAATTAAGTTGTGTTGATACTAATAGTGCCGTTGTTTGTTTTGATTTTTGATCATATTCATATATACCATGATTACCTGTATTTGTTTCATTATATATAGAATTTGTTGTTACAAAAAAATATATTTTTTCAGAACCATTATCTCTAAGTGAACCAATACAAACAGGATTACCACTTAAACCACATTGAGCAACTAATTCATTGCCTAATAAGTTTTCTACAGCACCTACGTCTGATCCTTCTGACTGACCAATGTTAATATTAAATCCCTCTCTGAACTCACCAGGTGGCACCATTCTATCATCAATGTCACGGTTCATTTTACCTACATTGAATGTTCTTTTAATTTCTGGCATAGAATTTTATTAATGTTTAATCCACTTAGCTTTATTTCTAAATATGTTAGTCATTTCTTCAATTTTCATATTAGATATTCTTATTTTAGCATTTCTAGTTTTAGCAAAAGCTTCTTTTTTATATAGACTAGCCGCGGGAGCAGCTGAAGGTCTTATTTTACATAAATTATATAATATAGTAGACATAACAGCATCTTCAGCCATTTTAGGTACTAGTACTTTAGTAAAGTCTCCATTTTGACCTAAACCATCAGATATATAATTTAACGTTATATAAGTATCTTGTTTTATAGATGAATCAAAATATATCTGACCTGCATTCAAATCTATAACACAAGATCCATTTATATTTTGAAACTCAGGAGTAGATCCGTATCTTCTTCCGTAATAACCAAAGTTATCTTCACCGAAAGATCCTAAATAATAATCATTAGCTTCTTCTTCAACAGCAACAGCATTGTTTGTGTTTTGAAATCTATCTATAGTATCAGAAGTTTCTGCAAATATAACGTTACCCTCGTTGTCATATAAATAATGATAATTATTATCTTGAGCAACTCCTTTTGCTGAAGTTGTAACAGTGCTTGGTAGAATAGTTCTCATTACACCGTTAACATCACTCCATTGTATGCTTATGTAATTAACATAATCAGAAGGAAGAGACATTTGTCGCATTGAATTTAACTGTACTTCAATAGCGCTTTCTGAATGAAAAGTATCATAGCTAAATTCTTGTACAGCTCTTTGAGCATGAAAAGCTACTTCGTACCTAGGAACTTGTGTTAAAATTTTACCGTCACCAATATATGCAACTATAAAATTATTTATTATATCATCTAAATTAGTTCTCCTGTAATATCCAGGTACAGCTAATCCAGTTCCTCCGTCTAAAGCGGAATAATTGTCTACGTCTAAAGGTCTTCTTGATATTGCCATTATTGTTCTTGTGCTGCGTTTTGTTGTTCTTTACCTTGTGCAAATCCTGCTACGTCTGCTTGTTTTATAACTACTCCAGCATAATTTAATATACTTACAACTAAATTGTTTTCTTCAGATGGATGTAGTTCGAAATTATAAGATTTAGCTGCTGTATCATAACTATCAGTTGCTGGATCAAATAAAGTTGAATCGTAGTAAGGTACTGTACCTTGAAGTACATAACCCCATTTAGGTCTAACTGGCTGTTTTAAATAGTCTAAACTTACATCAGTTGTAACTGTTGAAGGATAAACAACTACACCTGAACTTGTTAAAGTGTAAACTGGTTGAGTTTTTACAGGTGCTGTTAATGGAGATAAATTTATATATTTAATTTCTTCATTAGAAGCTCTATCTGCAACAGAGTTACCTACAGAAACTACACCAACTCTATATAAATCTGTTGGATATGTAAATTCTTTATTTAACTTTGTTAATGTATCATTTTTATAAAAAACACTTATTTTTTCTGCTAAATAAGTGTTAGGATCTGAAAAATCACTAGTTAAAAATGCATTTAATTCATAACCAGCTTCTCTAGCAAAATAAGCTGCAAATATTTCATTTTGAGCTTGCTCAGCTAGTCTATTAAACTCAGCCGGTGTTATATAACCTCTATGATCTTTGTTTGTTATAACAAGTACCGTCTGGTATACATTATTTATATTAACCATTTATTTATGTTTGTTATTTATTTAGTCGGCATAAGGTTGATTTCTCACCTTATACCAGGTAAGCTATGTAAGCTTTTTAGATAATGATTTCATTAAATCGACACCGTCATCTGTTTTAAAATATTGAGCTAAAGCAGCATAAGGATGTTGATCAAATGGTACAGTTATTATTTTTTTACCATTGGCAAATTTAAATACCGTATTATCATCTGTTAACATTATTACGCCTGTTTCTACAGCTCTGTTTGCTAGATTCCTTAAAGTTATATCTTCATCTTCAGATAATTCTAAAAATAATGCAGGATCTTGTTTAGCAAATCTATATGCATCACGCTTAAGTTCTTTAGATGTTAAAGTAGAAACTGAAGAACCTAATTCAGTTCTCATTATAGCTTCAATATGTGAAATATCTAATTCATTTACAAGATTAAAAGCCTCTAATTGATATTCTAAAATATCAACTTCATCTTCAGCAACTTGTTCTTCATCAATTTCTTCCCATAATTGTCCTTTTAAAGGATGGTATAATGATAATAACTTTTGTTTAAGAACATCTTCTTTGTTTACACTTAAAATACCATCTTCAAATATAACGTGAGTTAATGTAACATATCCATCTTGTTCGTCTACAAATAAAGATTTTTGATTTGAAGCTAACCTTATTTCTCTGTTTATTTCCATTTCAGGATCAAACCATAATAAAGGTTTTCTAGATGTATGTTTTGTTTGAATAGTATAAGTAACTGGAGACATGTCTCTAGTTAATAAATAAGTTCTATCTTTTATTACCCAATTCTTTTCAAGTAGGGTTTTTTTAATTTTTATTTGTGCATTCATGATTTAATAATATAAAATAAGAATACTGGGCTCCGAAGAGCCCGTATCCTATAGTTAAAAAATATTAAGCTTTAAACAATACAAAATTGTTTGCAGCTTGTGTGATTAAACATCTTTCAGTAAGATAATTTAATCTCATTTCATCTACATCAGTTGTAGGCGTTGAAGTTCCAACAGATCCTGTAATCCAAGATTTATTTTTTCTGTTTTCTGTTTCAGAAGCTCTATAACGAATATGTAAAAATGGTCTCTTGATATTTGTTCCTAATTGTTGATCGTAAACTGTAGAAGTACCTGCTGGTATTAATACACCTTCAATATCACCAAAACCTCCACGAGTAGACCAGTCATTTAAGTACTTCCAGTCAGTTTTGTAAAAGTCATAAGAACCTCTACGGTAACCGCTGAAACCTAAAGTTAAAGCCATATCCTCGCTATTGTTAAATACACCATAAGATGTACCTTTAGCATTAGCTGCTGAACCAACATAAGTACCATTTTGCATGGCTAAAATGTCATCTATTTCTAAAGAAAGTTCTCTATTTAAAAATAACATATTTTCCTCGATAGCACCTTGCTTGTCTAATTGTTTAAGAACTGCGTCAAAATCAGTAAGAGCACCACTTGTTACTCCAACTCCTGCGCTAGCTCCAAAGCCAGTGTAAACATTTCCTCTTGCTTCTAAAGCTTCAAAGAAACCTTCAGTACCACGAGCATCTTGATTAGATCCAACTGTAATAGAATTAGCTCCAGTAGTGTATCCTAACTGAATAGCTGCTCCACCTGCTACTTTTTTAACACCTTCAACCATAGACATTTCAAGATAGTCTTCCCAACGAAGTCTATTTTCATGCTCTGATTTCAAGTACCATAAGTATCCATTAGCTCCATTCTCAGAAGTAACTTCAATCCATCCAATCTGAGCTGTGTCAGATCCATTGATAGCATAGTTTTCTTTTAAGATAATAGGAGAATTAGTGAATGTAGCATAGCTAGGATTCAAAGATTCAGTAAAGTTTCCAGTACCTTTTGCAAATTCAGATCCATAAGCAATAGCTGTGATTCTTGAAGCTGCTGCTATAGCACCGTGAGCCTTGTAAGCTTTAATCTGAAATTGTTGTCCAGGTCCTACTACTCCACCACCAACACCAACATTGGTAACAACACCTTTAATAACTTCTCCAGTACCTCCTACTGCTGTAGCGGCTCCAGTTTGAACTTGAACCATTACAGTTTGTCCAATTCTATAGTTTACTTGAGTTGTTGCTTGTGTTGTTGATCCTAAGCTTGTTGGTTGAGTAGCTGCTGGTACGTTGAAATTTAAAATTCCACCAGAAGCTGCTGCTGCTGCAATAATTGCGGCTGCACCTGCTGCAGGCATAGCTGCTGCTGCGCCTTGAGGAAGACAGTTTGCATAACGAGTATGTAAACGTCCTTGTTCAGTCCAGATTATCTGATCTGATGTTGAAGGCATTTCTGCCGATACCATACGTAAAAAAGATCCAATAGAACGATTTCCGTAACGTTCTACTTCTTTTTCATATACATCTGGTAAAAATTGTTGTCCCCACTGCTGAAATCCTGCAGCATTGAAGTCAATGTAATTCCCAGCATACATTTGTTTTGTCTGGGTTGGTTGTAATGCGGCTGGTATGCCACTTGTAAACGCCATAATGTTTGATTTTAAGTATTATTATTTATTTCCATTTTATACGCAATTTGTCAGAAGATTCACCAGATACAACTCTTATCTTATTTCCTGAGGAAGTAGTCATAGAGGAATTATCCACTCTTGCATCCATATTAATATTTTTAGATTTTTTAGCGTTTTCTTTTACAGCATCGGCACGGCCTTGTTCGTAAAAATGATTAGCTATTTTATCCGCATTTTTAGCTGCAAATAAAGCCCTGTGATACCCTTTGGCATCGCTTACAGAACCGTCTTCACCTAAAAATTCATTAATAAAGTTAGAAAGATCAGATTGATATTCTTTTACTTTTTTGCTATCTTCTATTTTAAATCTATATTTATTATCACCGACCTTAAAATCAAAACCTTTGAAATCATCGGTAAAAACATTATTTGTTTTTTCAATAAATGACTTTTGTAAATTATCGTTGTCTTCTGCTAGTTGTTTAGAATTATTATAATGGTCCATTGCTTCCTTATACTCTGGAGCAACTTCAGTTTGCTTTCTTAACTTAAGATCAGCGTAATATTGCTCTTTCGATTTAATGAAATGATTTTGGGCATTATATAATTCTTCTTTAAAAGCTAATTGCTTTGCTTTTATGTCTGTCGGATCATCCGACTCTTCATCATATCCGAAGTTTTTGTTGAATAAAAAATCAACATCATCAACGTCTAAATGAGGTTTTGTAGTTTTATAGTATTCTCTTAATAAAGTAGTATTGTCCATTTTAGTAACATCGCGGTTTAGCTTGACATAGTCTTCAACGCTACCGCCTGTTTCATCCATAAACTTTACTAACTTATCTATATTTTCAGGTAAAATTTGTTTTTTTACTTCTGATAATGTTTCTTTTTCTTCAGGCTCTTGTTTGACAATTTTTTTTATCGTTTTTTCTTCATCATCTTTTATTAATTCTAAAGGTGAATCAGAAACAATCGCATCTTTTTTTTCTTTTAATACTTTTTCTTTGCTTTCAGTTTCCGTATTTTCTTCACTGGGTTTATCGTCCCCCCGCAATGCCACTTCGGTTTTTTCCCCGCTTTCAGAGCTTTGCTTTCCTGTGTCTTGCACGCTTTCAGTTGGCTCCCGGAGTATGGCATCTTTTTTTTCTTTTTTAGTTTCTTTATCTAAATTAACTTTAAATACTCCATCATCCTGCAGGCCAAAGTCAGGCTTTACATCGCCTTGTTCTACTGCTTTTTCTAAAACAGCTACTTCTCTATCTTGAGCTGTTGTTGGTGATACTGGAGTATCTTCTAATGCTTTAACTTGTACTTTTTCTTTTTGTTCTTCCATGATTGTATATAATAAAATAGTTTAATTGGTATTATTTTGGTGAGAATCTAGATAAATCAATACCGCCTAGTACGTCGTTACCTTTTGACTCAAATGATTTTGCTGGTTTTCCACTTGAAGGTGGTCCAGATAAGCTTTTAGTAGTAGACTTTATATCTGCTACTTCTTTTGCTGTTTCATTTTGTTTCTCAACTAATTCTTTTTGAGCTTTTAATTCTAATTCTTTAAGTTTAACATTCAAATCATACTCAAATTGCATTAATTCTCTTTTAGTTCTAGCTTCAACTTCTAGTTTTTTAATTTCAAATTCAACGTCAGCAGCTCTATATTGAATTTTAGATTCAGTTTTAATTTGTTCTGCTTGTGATTTAGCTTGTTCTACTGCTATCTGAGCCTGACCTTGAGCTTCTGCTTGAGCCGCACTAGCTGCAGCAGCTTGAGCTTGATCTACTTTTTGTTTTTTAATTCTTCTAGACTTAAGTAATTGATTTGCTAGTTTTATATTATTTATTTCTCTAACATCAATTGCATCTTCCAGAAAAATACTACCTTGACTCAATGCTGTTTGAATATTAGATTCAAGCATTGTTCTTTCTTCTTCATCAGGTTCTAGTTCTAAAAATATACCAAAATCATGTAGATTTAAATTTTTTAGTTCTTCTAAAGATCCTACTGAAAACATGCCTAAAGCTCCTATAAAAGCTTCTTTTGTTGGATGAAACTCTAATACATCTTTAAATCTTAAAGCTATACATTCTGCTAATGTAGCTGTTATAAACATGCTACTTTGTAGTATATGCCTTGTTGCTACATTGCTATTTGCTGCAGCTAGCTTTTGAACACCTACTAAAGAATTTGGATCTGGATCAGAACCATCTCTAGCTTCATTAAGTCCAGTAACATCGCGCATCATTTGTATGTACTGATTGTATGCTCCTACTAAGACTTGAACTTGTCCACCGCCACCACCAGGTAACTCTGTTATAGGAACTTTACCTATATTCTGATCACCTTCAACTGTTAAAGATCTACCTATTATAGATCCAGTTTGAAAATACATATTAAGCGCTTCTTGAGCATTATAATTAGTACCATTACCTAAATCTATTTCAGCTAATCCATCTGCATCTAAATATACTCCAGAAGGAGTCATTCTTTGTATTGCTTGTTGTAATTTTAAATGTGTTAATTGTATTAAATCAGCATAAGGAGTTATTTTAGATACTAAAGAATTTATATTTCCTTTATATATTCTAGGAGCAGATGCAACATAGTTCATCAAAACTTTATTGGTATTAGACTTAGGTCTAACCATGTTTTGAGCTTTTTCCCATCTTAATAATGTGCTAGTTCCTAAAACTAAACATCCTTCATACAAAACTTCTCTTGATTGTTTTACTTTTTCAAACCTAGTTCTTTTATCTTTAGGAGGATCAAAAGAATCATCTTTACGTATAGCTTTATCAGCTCCGGTAGAATTTTCTTTTATTTTCCAAACATCATGTTCCCATGTTTTCCAATTAAAATAAAGAACTGATACTGTATTGTTATTATCAATATCGCTATTAGGGAAAACTCCACCTTGACCAGGATCATTATAGCTAGTCCAATTAGAACCTTTATCAACTAATTCTTTTATTTCTTCATTTTCTAAATCAGGAAATTGTTTTTTAAGTTCATTAAGTTTTATTGTTTTTACTTCTCAAAAATAATAACAGTCTGAAAAATTAGGATCTTCTGTATAAGACCAAACTAAATTTGCAGGATCTACATAGTCTAAAACTATTCCATCGGTATTATTAAACGAATGTTTAGCAACTGCTATACCTACAACAGCTAAATCATAATCTAATCTAGGTTTTAATTCATCGTACTTGTTAGTTAACAAAATATTATTTATAGCTTGTTCTTCGGCTATTTCTATACCTTGCTTGTAATTTAACTGCATGAATAATTCTAACTCTTCAGTACTTGCGGGTAATTTGTCTTCAGGAACATTTCTAGCATTAACACCTAATTCAGATTCTATTTGAGCTAAAACTTCTTTAGCATTTAAATCTCTTTGTATGTTTTCAACAAATTTAGTTCTTTTGCCTGTAGATATAGGATCTTGTGCAAAAGCTTTTATGTTGAAAAGTCTATCTTGCATTCCATTGACAACTATGTCAACAAATTTTGGAACTATAGGAACAGGTTTCCAATCTAAGTTAAGATAAGATAAATCTCCATTTGTTGAAAATTCATCTTTATATTTATTAATAGATTGTTCGCCTCTAGCATATAATCTTAATCTATGAAATTCATCTCCGTTTTGCCAGAAGTTTCCAACGCTTTGATCTTTACTAAACCACTCACTTTCAATAGCTCTACCAACAGATAGACCATATTCTTTTGATCGCTTTTCAGCATCTGAGACGGCTTGACTCGGAAAAGTTGTTGGGATTTGCCCTAATTCTTGTGCCATATTTATTTTATTATCTGACTTCTTGATCCATCATTACTATATTTAGAAAATTTAAAATAAAGTGTTTTAACTATTCTTTTACTATTAGGTCTATACATATGTTTTCTACAAGCCATTATGGCTAAACCACTGCTTATAGAAGCATCGTAAGTTGTTCTTTTTGAAATATCAAATTTAGCCCAATCTTCTAATGTTCTTTGAAAATACATATTACCATGATTTTCATTTATATATCCAACATGTTCTTCTATGTAAGATTCTATAGCAGCTGCATGTGCTTGTTTTATATCCTCTGAAGTATTAGGTATCCCTCCTAATTCTGCTTCTGTTTTAGATAATTTTGCTCTAAGTTTATCAGGTCTATTCATTGAAAAACCTCTGTAACCTCTTCTTTTAAAATGATATAATAATCTTGGTTTATTGTTTTCAGCAAGTATTGGCATTCCGTAAAATATGCAAGCCATCAAAACATCTTCAAAAAATATTTCAGCAGTTTGTGGTCTAGCTACATATTCTAAAAAAAACTTAGTACTAGGCACATCGTTAACCATAGACCAAGTTGTTAACCCGTGAAGAGCTCCATTTGATCCACTACCATCGACAGTTCCAGATATATCATAAGAATCACATCCAAAAGCACCTAAACCATCATTACCTGGATATTTTATACCATTTTTTTCAATAACTTTATTTTGCATATCGTTATTTGGCAACCATGATATATAAAATCTTCCATTTTGAGTTGGTGTCCATAAAACTGAAGAATCTTTAATTCCATTTGCCCAAGAAAATGAACCTCTTATAACTCTACTAGCCATAATAGTTTCTTCATTAAAATCAATTTGTTGATATATTTTTGTTAAATTAAATAATGAATTTATTGTTTCATCTCTAAAAGCATGCTTTTCTGATCTTGGAAATTGTCTGTAATACTCATTTAAAGCATCACTATCTTCTTTTAAACCATCAACTTCATTCTCCCAGTGCTCAATAACTCCCGAATATATTTGTTCTCCATCAATTCCTTCAACCGATTTTGATGGTGTGTCGAAGACAGGATAACCGAACTTGTCAATAAATCCTTCGTAACCCCATTCCATAGGCAAGAACAAAGAATATAGTCCACTTGCAGTCTGGCCATTTTTATTTCTTTTATTAACATCAGAATTATAATATAATTTTTTAAAATTATCTCCTCCTTTAGCTAAAGCATTGGATGTAGATCCCATCATACATTTGCCAACAATACGCGCTCCTAATCGTAAACACGTTTTTGTGACCCTCCAGTTGTTGAGGATGTTGTCGGGCCTCTCCCATTTACCCGATTCGTCGTGGACAAGGAGTTGTAATTTCTCCCCATCATATGAGTTGTCTCCTGTGTTCTTCCAGTCGATCGTTGTATCCAAACCTTTTCCAAATCTTTCTTCTTCTTTTTGGGTTTTCTGAAGGGAATTTCTGGTAAGTCTTCTTGATGGTATTTTATAGGATAATTCTGTTTTGGGACGTTCCATTCCGTCTTGTATTGGTTTGAAGAAAAACGGATAGTTGATTGAAATGGGTACAACCTTGTCTGTGAACATTTTCTTAGCATCTGCTCCACTCTTAGATAAGATCCCAAACCTAGAGTCTTTTGAAGTTGTAGCCTGGTTAACGGACTCAGATGATGCCATGAAAGAAAATCCAGACCTTCTGTTTTTAAGGTAGCACATTCCGTAAGACCTCTTGTCAGCCTTGCATGCTTCCCAAAAGTAGTAAAATATTCTGTTTGCCTGCCTAAAATCAGGCGATCCAACGTCGATTTTTGTCCAAGCGAGATATACATAGTGCGATCCCGTAATGTAGTTTGCGGTACCGTTGCACATGAACCAATAACCATCGTTACGATAATTAAATTCAGTATCAATATATGGGTAGTATTGTTCTTTAGTTTTTTCGTCAATTTCTTTAAAATCATAAATAGTTTTTATATTACTTAAAGAATTAGGTTTATTACGAATTTTAAAATATTGATTTTCTTTTTTTAGATCTTTTCCGTCTATTTTGTCTGGAGTTTTAGGTAAAGCTACCTTAAGACCTTGTATTTCGTATATATCACCTATAGTTCCGTCTTTGCTTATAACTACGCAATTTAAATCTTCGTTATATCCATAAATAAATTTTTTATATTTATTTAAATTTTTTATTTTTTTATCAGACAAATGGTCTGTAGTAATCTTGTATAATGCTTGCTTGTACATTATTTAATACGATTTTCTACTCCAAAAAAAGCAACTTGACTTTTTTCAGTGTTATTAACATTTGAAAGTTCTTCTATTTTTTCTATAATTTTTAAAGAGTCTTCTATAGCAACCCATTTGGCTTGAGCTGCTGTCTTTGCTTTTTCAGGATCTAATTCTACTAAATCTATGTTTTGTCTTATAACTTTTTCTAATTCAACTAAAGCAACTTCAGCTGCTTTAACTACTCTTTGTCTTCTGTCCATAATTAATTGTTATATGATTTGATAAAATACGATATAGCTTTTGATCTTCTATAAGAAATTCATATTCAGAATTAGGAGTAAATCCAACTATATCTCCTATTGAAATACCTAAAGATTTTAGTTCTTTGTTACTATATACTAATTCTCCTTTTAAATTTTCATCTGTACTAAGATCCCAATCTCCATTTTCGTATAATGGCTTTACAAAACAATATTCAGGTAAACAATTAAATTTTCCATTTCTTTTGTAAGCAAATATTTGATCCAAAGAAACAGTATACATATTTTCAGATAAAAAATTAGCTGAGTTTCTTTCTTTTTGCTTTGAATCAAACCATCTTCTAAAAACATTGTGATGAAGCACAACTTCATCACCTTTTTTTATTAATGATTCTCCCGAAACAGGGCAACTAATAACAGTACCGATACGGTTAACAAAAATATGGTCACGTTCTGTAATTTCAGTATTAACAATTAATTCTTTTTCGTCGATTTTAATCGCATTATTATAGCGATTTTCAGTAGATATGATATATTCAAAAAGTGCCTGCATTAATAATCTAAATTATATTCAACAGATACTGCCATGTTTGAATTGAAATGTTTCCATGGTAGTACTTCTTTATTTTTAGTTATAAATATTTTAAAAGAACCATCTTCTTCTAATATATCTGAAATAGTATGTCCTCCATAAACTTCTTGTCCTACGGAGTAATGCATTGCTTCGTTCTTGTAGTCAGTACCAATACTGATCTTACGTATTAATTTTGCCATTTAATTTAATTTTATATTAAGTGAGAATACTCACTTGGTACATCAAAACCAGGACATTCTTTAGTTGAATACTGATTATGACCTGATATTTTATTTA